ACTTTTCCGTATCTTCACAAGATACAACCCCACAAGATATAGCGTTCAATACAGACGGCACCAAGATGTTTATTGTTGGTTTCGCAGGGCAAGACGTAAATGAATATACTCTTAGCACAGGCTTTGATGTATCAACAGCGACTTACTCTCAGAACTTTTCCGTATCTGCACAAGAAACATCCCCAAGAGGAATAGCCTTTAACACTGATGGAACCAAGATGTTTATTGTTGGCAATGCTGGAGATGACGTCAACGAGTACACACTAGGCACAGGTTTTGATGTTTCTACTGCGACATACTCTCAAAACTTTTCAGTAGCAACAGAAGACACAGGCCCATTCGCAATAGCCTTCAACACCGATGGCACTAAGATGTTTATTGTTGGCAGTACTGGACAAGATGTCAACGAATACACACTAGGCACAGGTTTTGATGTTTCAACGGCTACTTTTGTAGATGCCTTTTCAGTATCTGCACAAGACACAAACCCAAGAGGAATAGCCTTTAACACCGATGGAACAAAGATGTTTATTGTTGGAACTGATGGAGATGACGTAAACGAATATACATTAGGAACAGGATTTGATGTTTCAACAGCAACATACTCCCAAAACTTTTCCGTATCTGCACAAGAAGCAACTCCATTCGGAATAGCCTTTAATGCTAATGGGACTAAAATGTTTATTGTTGGCGATACTGGAGATGACGTAAACGAATACGATCTAAGCTATTCTTCTTTATTACTCGGCACAGGCTCATTCGCCTCAGCAGACGTAGGCAAGACAATCTACGCTAACTCTGGTGAGTTTATCCTCACATCTACAGGTGGTGCCTTTGTAGAAACCACAGCACCTACTTCATACGCCCAAGTAGCTTCAGGTAACTGGGAGATGTACGCCGTAGTGTATAACACCACTGATGGTGATTTGGAGTTGAGTGGAACTGTTGTTGGGGTTTTTGATATTTCAACGGCTTCTTTTTTACAATCTTCACCCGCACTTTCGGATACTTTGCCCGGATGCGTTCGCTTTAAGCCAGATGGCACAAAAATGTTTGTGACGGGCCTTACAGATGATGCAGTTGATGAATATGATCTTTCAACTGCTTGGGATGTAACTACAGCAACTTTTAACACCACTTTTTCTGTTGGTACACAAGAATCAAATCCTCAAGGTTTAGATTTTAGCCCCGATGGAACTAATATGTATATCGTTGGAATCGGCGGCGTTGAAGTAAACCAGTATTCTCTTTCAGCAGCGTGGGATATTTCAACCGCATCTTACGTTCGTGTTTTGTCGGTTTCTTCCCAAGAGACTGAGCCAAGCGGAATAAAATTTAATCCAGATGGAACCAAAATGTTTATAACAGGTGCCACCGGCGATGATGTAAATGAATACACACTTTCAACCGCTTGGGATATTTCAAGTGCCAGCTTTGTTGATGCGTTTAGTGTTAGTTCTCAAGACACTTCACCTGATGATATAGATTTTAATTCTGACGGAACAAAAATGTATGTAATTGGTTCTGCCAGCTTTGGTGTTTATGAATACAATCTTTCAACCGCTTATGATGTTTCAACAGCCAGCTATTTGCAGACCTTTAGCATTAGCTCGCAAGAATTGGCCCCTATTGGATTAACCTTCAAACCAGACGGTTTAAAAATGTATATTTGTGGTACAAATTCAAAATTGGTCCGCGAATACAACATAGGCGAAACAGCGATTCCATCTGGTTACAACGCAGCCCACACAACACAGTCAACAGACTCTACCTACTGGACTGACATTAACTCCATGACAGCAGACCAAGCCGCAGGTGACGGTAACGTCTACTACGCTATCTCTACAGACGATAGAACCACATGGTCTATTGCGGATAACACAGATGGTATTCGAGATATTGTCAGGAACAACGGTGGTACTTGGCAGTACAACTCTAACAGCACATACGCTTCAGAGACTTGGACTAACGGCACGACTAACACAGAGTTAGCTACGTTGGCTGAGGCTATGGAAGGTGCTGTTAATGTTGTTAATGCGTTTGATGTAAGCACAGCTTCTTATTCTCAGAACTTTTCTGTATCTGCACAAGAAGTAGAACCAACAGGAATAGCCTTTAACAACGACGGAACAAAAATGTTTATTGTTGGCACTCTTGGAGATGATGTTAACGAATACACACTAAGTACAGGGTTTGATGTTTCCACAGCATCCTATTCCCAAAACTTCTCTGTAGCCTCAGAAGAAACACAACCACAAGGAATAGCCTTTAACAATGACGGCACCAAAATGTTTATCGTTGGCATTACTGGAGATGATGTAAACGAGTACACACTAAGCACAGGCTTTGATGTTTCAACAGCATCCTACTCTCAGAACTTTTCTGTACAAGCACAAGAATCAAGCCCACAAGATATAGCATTCAACACCGATGGCACTAAAATGTTTATTGTTGGGGCGATTGGAGATGACGTAAATGAATATACATTAGGCACAGGGTTTGACGTTTCTACAGCGTCTTATTCCCAGAATTTTTCTGTATCTTCTCAAGACACAGCTCCAACAGGAATAGCTTTTAACACCGATGGAACTAAGATGTTCATTGTTGGTAATGCTGGAGAAGACGTAAATGAATACACACTAGGCACAGGATTTGATGTTTCAACAGCGTCTTATTCTCAAAATTTTTCAGTAGCCTCACAAGAAACAAGCCCAAGAGGCATAGCATTTAATTCAGACGGAACTAAAATGTTTATTGTTGGTGACGACGGAAACGACGTTAACGAATATACACTTGGTTCAACAAACTACATCAACCAAATGGACAAGACTCAACTAGACGCAGTAACAGACCCGAACCATATATCCTTGGGTAACGATCTTGATCTAGCGATAATCTTCAACCTGACATCAGGGACTACAGTGCCTTCGTCAGACGGCGTAGCAATTAACTACGATGCTAACGTGTTGAACAAAGGTGCGGTCTTAGGAACTGACTATGACTTTGATGCTCCTGCTCAGGACAAGGTAAGGATTACAGCCTTGGCAGGTAATAACTTGAAGGTTAGGGTTGTTTAATGAAGTACGGGTTTAACCTGTAAATCCGTAGAAATATAAACAATGGCTTACAACCATGCAGACAACTGCAACCCGCCTGATCCTCAACTGCTGAATTACTGCACTGAAAGACAGTATCAAGTCCTGTCTTTGTGGATTCAACTTGGCAGCAGCGTTGAGGCAGCGAAGCATCTTAACATGAGCGATAGATCCGTTCGTGACGTTAAGTGTGCTGTAAAAAAGAAAGCCGCTAAAGCTGGCTATACACCAACATTCAACGCCACAAGGTTTGTTGATGCTGGTCAGGTGGTAATAGGTAAGTCTACTCTCACCAAGGATGACGAAGGCAATACGGTCTGGATTAAAACCAAGGCCGAGCAGGAACACCAGAGAAAGGCGTTCTTTGAGTTTATTGAAGGTCTGAACTCTCAGATTCAACAAGCCAAACCGAAGAAGGCGATTAAGAAAAAACTGACCGAAGATATTATGCCTGCGATCTTCATTGGTGATGCCCATATTGGAATGCGGGCAGACGAGGCAGAAACCAGAGGCAGGTCATTCGATTCGCGAATTGCGAAGAGCGAAATCTGTACCGCCATTGATGACCTAGTGTCAGTGGCTCCAGAGGCCGATACAGGTTTACTGGTGAACGTAGGAGACTTTGTACACGCTAACAACTCAAATGCCACAACAGCGAAAGGCACGCCGCTTGACGTGGACACCAGATTCGAGAAATTCATGCGTGTCGCGGCAGAGACTCTTCGCCATTCTGTAGACTCGATGCTGACAAAGTTCAAGCGCGTGGAAGTGGTGATCGCCAGAGGCAACCATGATCCTGACGCAGCGATAGCGTTACAGATGATACTGGAGTATTACTACGCAAAAGAGCCACGGGTAAATGTGCTGAGAAGCAGGTCATACTTTCACTACCTGAAGTTCGGTAAGTGGTTGATAGGCATACACCACGGTGACAAGATCAAGGCAGACAAGCTGGCTAACATTATGCCAAGAGACATGCCTGACGCGTGGTCTGATACTACGCACAGGATGTGGGCGGTAGGACATTTTCATCATTCGCATGAGATTGAATGTGATAACTCGGTAGTGGTAAGGAAGTTTGGAACTCTGGCCCCGCCAGATGCGTGGCATTCAAGTCAGGGCTACGCCTCTGCCAGCGTGATGGAGATGATTGTGTTTAAACGAGAAGGCGGCAAGATGCTTTCCTATACTTACGAGATCCCGAGGCGCGAACACAAGCCAGACGTTGAAATTTTTTAGGTGATGAAATGGAAGATCGACTTTCCCGCGTTGAAAAGAAAATAGACTCGCTGCAAGAAGCGGTTATCTCTTTGGCTCGTGTTGAAGAAAGGTTGGTCACTGTCTTTAACCGTCAATCCAAGATTGAAACCCAAGTAGATAATATTGAGGACAAGGTGGACAAGCTGGCTGAGAGCGTAGTTTCTTCTCGCTCAGCGGAGCGGATAGTATGGCTATGCGTGGCTGCTGCCATTGGGGCGGCGGCAAGATTTATGGGGTGACGTATGGGCGAGACCATTCCTTTTCCCGACAACAGCTACGAGAAGCTCTGGCTTGAGGCTTATGACGAGCTGTCAGAGTGGATTGACCAGTATCTTGAGGCTGGCATTGATCCGGTATCAATGATCGGGCTTCTTGAGGTATTTAAGCACTCTATAGCCACCAACGTGATGGAAGATGTCGAATGATAGCTAAAATGAAAGCCTTGATGGCACTATTGAAGAAAGGCAGGTCTGTCGCAGATCCGGCAAAGTGGAAGTCTCGCCAGATCACCGCTACGGCGCTCACAGGAGCCATCTGGGCGGCGATACAGGCTTCGGAGGCATTCGGATATGCGATACCGATTGATGAGGCTACAGTGGATTCTGTGGCTGTTGGTGTGCTTGCTCTTGTCAACTGGCTGCTCACACTATCAACTTCTGAGAAGGTCGGGCTGTAGTTTAGGTGTAAAGCCTGTTATGGTAAACCCGCATTGGGTTGACGTAATTCCCAATATCTACGGCGTAGAAGCCATCTTACTAACTATGGAGTGTGATATATGAGTTTGTTTGAATACCTTTCTTGGGTGAAGCGGCTATGGAACCTGGTCGTCGATATCGTGAAGCTGATCGAGGAAACCATCCCCGATGATGGCGCTGGCAAGGAGAAGCTGCAGGCATTTGATGTCTTGCTCAAGGCGGCTATCGAGAAGGCTGAAGACATCGATGCTGAGTTTGACAAGCTACAGCCTGTTGCTCACGATATTGTTTCTAGCGTGGTTACTCTATTTAACACTGTCGGTATCTTCAAGAGATCCAGGTGAATAAACTACAACGTCTTCTGATCAAGCATGAAGGCTACCGCACGATGCCATATGAAGACACCAACGGTAACCTGACGATAGGCGTTGGTAGGAACCTTGACAGCATTGGTCTCAGCGACGATGAAGTTGTCTACATGCTGGACAATGACATCGCTCGCTGCGATCGTGAGTTGCTAGATAATTTCAGCTGGTACTCTTCTCTAAATCGCTGCCGTCAGGACGCGATGATCAATCTCTGCTTCAATCTTGGAATCACGCGCCTGAAGAAATTCAAGAAGGCGCTGGCGGCTATGTCGCAGGCTGATTACCGCACTGCCGCCTATGAGTTTCTGGACAGCAAGTGGGCAACTCAGGTAGGTAAATCAAGATCTACCGATGTGACTTTCATGATTCGCTATGGCCAGTATCCAAAGGATCTATAGATAGCTCGTGTTCGATCAAAAACTCGCAGAACTGCTGGATCTTGCGCAGGTCATCTATTCCGCCTTTGTCTCTCCAGCGCGTTGCATACTTGATAATACATCCTTCAGCAAATGGAATGTCATTGGCCAGGATATACTCGATCGGCTGGATCTTGAGCTTCTTGTAGTGGTTCCCAGCCACTTGGTAGTCTGTGGACTTCATTAGTGGATCTCCTGTATTTCTTCGTTGTCTTCTCTGGTTAAAAGATCAAACATGTGAGCCCTGAAGCGCTTCGCGGTGTCAGTGTCATCGAAAATAAAGTCTTCCAGCTTTCCAAGCATCCAAGCGATAGACAGGATGTGATTCAGGTCTTCCTGATCGAATCTTTCGACGGCTTCGCGCAGCCAATCTTCGTTTTCTTCCGGCGACTTCAGCATAAAGGCGGTGCGTTTCATATCATTCTCCGAGGTAATCCAGCAATCCATATATGTTATTGATGTGTTTGTAGTCCAGAAACCGAGCGTCTTGCTTTATCGGCGTGACGTAAAGCTTCTCGCCTTTTTTCAGATCGATGCCTTGTTCGCATGACCAGAACCATGATTTTTCGCAGAAGCCCATGAGCTGGACTAGGTTTAGGTTCATATAAACAGCGGCAAAAACGTACAGGTCGCAGCCTTGATTACTGAGATAATCTGTCAGCATGATATTGCTGTGCTTATCTGGGCTGCACTTCGGGGCATTGGTTTTCACGTCGATCTTCACATCAAAAACGGTGAAGTCGTAATCATAGTTATCGACATGCACGAAAGGCACATCATGCGAGGCCATGAAAGTTGCGACGGCTAGCTCACCAATGACTCCAGTGTACTTTGAGAACAAATTTACTGATCTGCCGTTAATGCTTTTTGGTGCGCTCTCCGCGATCTCGTGCCAGAGATCCGGTATCTCAAGGATCGCTTGGTTCACGGACAGGCCATGGGACGTGTACTCCCAGCTTTTCTGACAGGTGCTTATTCAGAACTTCGTAGATTTTTATGTAATCAACCTTTTCCGGTTTCGTTGTCGAAGACTCTCCGGTCATGCTTTCTTGTACGGGTTTCCAGAGGTGTTCCTTGACGCCGTACATAGTCCAATCGATCGACGCCTTCTTGGTCAGGACTTTTTCCATGGACCAGCCTGCGTCGTTTAAGGCTTCTGCCAGCAGCCTGCACCATGTGTGCAAGGCTGAATTTTGCTTCATGCTTCGTTGCTTGCCTTTCTCCCATTTAAGGACAAGGTACTTCTCTCGGTGATACTCCGAGGTAATGTGTTCGACAAAGCTTTTTAGCGCGTGGTCACTATTGATAATCCAGTGCTGTCCTTCGTTTATGTGCATTTCAGTCTCTCCTGATGCTCTTTAATCTGGCGATTAAACTCTTCAATCATGTCGTCATAGTCTGCCTTGTATAGCTTGTGGACGGCATTCTTGGTAGCCAGCATGTTTTCTACCCAATCTTTTCCGTACATGTCGATCATGTACAGCGTATATTTTTGCGCAGCCGATCCGTGCTTCATTCCGAAGCCGTTACAACCTTTGCACTGCGGGTGGACATTGCACTCTTCCAGCGCCCATCTACTGCTGGATCCTTTCGGGATGAAATGCCCGCCGTCAGCGTCCTTGTAGTGAACCGGCTCATTACAAGTAACACAGGTCACCATGCCGTGGTCGTCAGCAGCCTTCATCCTGACAAGCTGCTGAAGCAGGCGTAAAGCTTTAGCTCTAGGCGTTTCTTTTGCCACTGTCTCTCCAGATCATAAAGGTGTGTTCTGAAGTCTTGGAAAACTGCTTTGGACGTTCCGCGATATCCTTTGTCCTGCAGTAAGATGTGATCGCGTAGTACACGCGGCGCATCTCGTCATAGTCGTCGAAGCTCATTGCCTCGTCGTCTTTTAGATCGAGAAACTCCTGCACGTATCGATTACGCGGCGCAGACTGAACCTTTTTGATCTGCGCTTTATCAAGTTTTATGATTTTCAAAACGGAATATCCTCGTCAACAAAGTCATTTTGAGCGGGAGCTGCCTGCTCTTCCTTCGGTGTGAACGCCAGGCTTACCAGAGGCTTCTTGCCTCCGTCCTTGTTAGTCCACGCTGAAACCCAATATTCGACGCCGTCGATCTCTGCAGATCCGCGCAGGTTTGGCTGCTTGTCATTAGTGCGCTTGTCGTTCTTCCACAATGCGCCGCGGTTGTTGTTGTCATATTCGCTCATATTAGCTTCTCCGTTTCTGTTTTTACAAAATTGGCGGCGTCTATCAGAATTGGTAGCGCCTTGTTAATAAGCTCGTCGTCTCGCTTTACTCTCACGATAAACGGCTTGGGGAAGTCAGGATGCCACGCGCAGAACCAGTATTGCTGCAGGCCAAGAATCGCCATGGTGCCTTGGATTTGCTGCACATATTCAGTCGGGACTTTCTTTCCACGCATCCACTTTACCAGCGTGGAGGCTCTGGGACACTTGATCTCTACGCCGGTGTCTATACCGTCGAGCGAGAAAAGGCCGTCAGGAGAGCATCCTATGTCATGCTCAGGATCAAGGAAGAACCCGACTTCCTTGACGGTCACTCCGACGATCGCGGCGAAGGTCTGCCGAGCCTCGTCTTCGCGCTCGTTTCCTCGTTCCATGTCGGCATTCTTGAAGGTGTCTACGGGGCAGCCGCAGATCTTCTCAGCGATGACGTGGTTCAGGTAGGTGTCACGGGTGGTAGAAGATGCCTTCTCGCCACGCGTGGTGAAGAGCGACTTAAAATTGGAGGCGGTGATAACACCAACACGCGCCTCCAGCCACTCAGGTGTGCCTTGCTGGCAATACACTGCGCGATATGGCATTACTGGCTCCTTTTGAAGTCGATCTTTGCTTGGATAGTGTCTGCCTGGGCTTTGGTCAGAACCCAAGACTTAGCCTTCACGGCTTCCAGAACGGTCTTCTCTGGGATTCCAAGCTCTTCCAGCTGTGACTTCAGGCTCTGGATTAAAGCGTCGTCAGCGACGTTCTGGGCCGGTTTGCGACGGCTTCCGTGGGTTGAGAAGTCGGCGTCATCGTCGAGCTTTGGATCGCTGATCAAAAACAGACTGCTCAGCAGGTAGCGCTTGGCGTAGGTGTAGCATCCGCCCGTTGCCTGAGCATGGCGCTCTTTCTTATCAACCATGCAGGCCTGGGTGTGACTCTGCCCAGAAGGCATATGGTGCATGTGAATCCGTACACCGGCTTCCAGCTGGTCGTTTATATCCTCGAAGTAAAACCGGATGCCTTGCTCGGCCAGAACGTCGTGAATTGGCTCCAGCAGGTCTTCCAGCTTGTGATATTGATGTCCGTTGGCAAACTTGTTTACCCCCGTTTTTTTCGGGGTAACAAAGTTGGTTTGGGCTGCCCAGAAGGCATTCCAGAAGTGGCAATTTTCCATGGTGAGACTCCCATCTCTCGTTGAAGGAGATGCGACTATATCACCGGTGTAGATCCGGTGCAAGCGCCTTTTGGGAATTGGTTTGGTTTGGGGGATGCTGGCGCACCGGAGAGAACGGCTCGTGATGGGAGATACAAGATGTAGTGGTAGGAGCTACATTACGCCAGCATATGTAGTGGATTGTACTATGAATCTTTTTGGGTGTACACTGCCCGTCCGGCGTGGTAGATCCTGACCGACGAAAACTCATGGATAATGGCACATGGGCCGCCTGAAACGCCCAGATAGCGCAGTAGCTCCGAGAGTGATGGGATCGCGCCCAACTAGCAGAATGCGGGCGGCAAACCGGCTTAGCGGACACTACAGGAGACTTGACGCGGTCACCAAGGATGGGTGAAGGCGTTCCGGCAATAGATCTACTGCGGATCATGCTCAGATCGGGACTAGGTGTCCCAAACCATCTAAATGACATTTTTACCTAAAAAAGTGTGAAAAGTGTTTGACAACAGAGTGGATATCATTAAAATGGGAACCATAGAGCGGCGCGGGGCTGCTTAATACAGGAGAAAGCCCATGGCTTTTAACATCGCAAAATTCAAAACAGCTCTCGGCAAAAAGCGTGTGGCCAAGATCGCCGATATTAACGACGACGGCCAAGTGGTTGAGGTAGAGCTTCACAATGGCGCTTATGACCTGTGGGAGTATGCTTACGACGAATATACTTTTGCCGAAATCGTGGCCCACGCCAAGCAATTCATTGATGACGACGGCGTCGGTGGCGCTGGCGAGTAACCAACACTGCGGGTTTGGCAGTAGAAGCACACCAACACGAGGATAGAACAATGAGCATAGCAGCAGACTTCATCGACCAGGTAGAGGCAGACGAGTTGATCGAGCAGATCGAGTACCACTTTCACCAGGTCGAGCTGTACCTGGAGCGTCAGTTTTATTCCCAGGGCACACAGCGCAACCGATACCACGCCCTGGTCCAGCACCATGCTAATAAAGAGGCAGAGTGCCGCCGCCGACTAGCGCAACTTTCATAGGAGTCGCCAACCCGCTTAACTGCGGGTTTGGCAGTAGAAACAAATAAAAATCCGACGCGGAGATAAACAAATGAAACTTCACACAGAATACGGACCAATCAGCATTGAATTCGATCCTGCCAAGTATAAGACTGCGGCAGGCGCTGCAAAGGCTCTGCACAAAGTCCTGTGCAAATTATCAAAGGAAGTGTACGGTCAAAACCCATCTATCGAGATCTTTATCCATAGCCCGAAACAAAGTGTAGAGCATGGGTATGGCAGTTACTGGAGAGTGTGCTGGGAATCGGGACCATATCAGTGGGCGATACCAGCGTCTTGTGAGGTCAACAATTACGAGCATGGCTGGTACACCGAGCCTTACTATTCATTCGACTTGTGTTTCAATCAAGATTAAGCGGAGAAAACTATGTCAGTAGATAGATTCATTGAAGAGAACTTAATCGATCTAATTAACGAACCGGATCGATGTGTAGAGCTTAGCGACTCGCAGGAGAGCGAACTTGCATTAGCGCACATTGCTGAGTTTGGTGATCTGACAGAGTGGCTGTCTGATGATTTGTCATTCCAAGATCTGCGAGAGTTTGAGGCAGACATGGCCAGAGCATTTATCGGGCTTCTGTCCCACGACGACTTCTTTCTGAAGTATGCTGGAGAATTTAACAGAGCTAAGCGTGCGATCTCTGATCATTACGAAGACAAGATCTGGAACCGCTACTGCGATGTGTGCAGCCCAGAACCGATTGACTACTATGACGAGTACGGTCTCAAAAGGAGTGACTTCGCATGATAAAGACATGCTTATCTATTGCATTCAGTTTATTCCTGATCAGCGCCTTGCTACTTGCGGGCGCTATGGATTATGAAGATGCGGTCATTGAAGAGATCCGCTACTGCAATGACGTTGCGCTGTGGCGTCATAACCAGATGACAACAGGCAGTAAGCAGTATGGCCATCCTGACTACAAAGGCATCTATGCCGAGGTGTGCAGAAAGTACGAGCCGCAAGATCAACTTCTGGTGGCGGGTGACAGATAATGGAGTTGAGACCGCACCAAGTGCAGGCTGTTGATGCTTTGCGTCGCAGCCTGCAAGCTGGGAACAAGCGCGTTATCCTCAGTGCGCCTTGTAGTATGGGTAAGACGATTATTGCTGCGTACATCGCAATGAGTGCTGCGGCCAAAGGCAGGACGTGCGCGTTTTTCTGCGACCGTTTGAAATTGATTGACCAGACAATTGAAACTTTCGATCGGCTGGGCGCGGATTACTCGGTACTGCAGGCAGACGATCCGCGGTATAATCCAAACAAGAAGATCCAGATTGTCAGCACTGCCACGGCCATTCGTCGAAATCATTTCCACTACGATATAGCGATCATCGACGAGGCGCACCAGATGTACAAAGGTCTCACTGATCAGATGCGCAGCTGGGACATGGTCACCTACATCGGGCTGACAGCCACGCCGTATGCGCGTGGCCTGGGTGCTGAAGGTCTATATCAGGATCTGATCGTTACCACTACGCCGCGGGATCTGATCGATGCCGGTTGGTTATGCCCGACAGACTATTACATCGGGCGCAGCGTTGATGACTCTGGGATCCGACTCAAGAGATCGGCCACAGGAAACTCTGATTACGATCCAGAAGAGCTTGGCAGCAGGATGCTGGAAGACAACACGCTGAGCGGTGATATTGTCGCCAACTATGTCAGGCATAGTCACGGACTCACTAAGCGTGCTGTTTGCTTCGCGCCAAGCATCGCATATTCCAAGAACCTTGTGAGACGGTTCAACGAAGAGATTGGTCAGGAGATAGCAGTACACATCGACGGGTACATGGATGAAGAAACGCGCCAGCTGATATATCAAGATTTTCGCGACGGGATATACAAGATTATCGTCAACTCACGACTTCTGAATACCGGCTGGGATGATAGCGGAGTGGAGATCTGCATCGACTGCTATAAAACCAAGAGCCTGATCACATGGATCCAGCGAATAGGCCGGATCTGGCGGATACATCCTGACAAGGAGAAGGCTATTGTCTTGGATCACGCTGGGAACCTGCAGCACTTCGGTTGCTTTCCGGAAGACGTGGTGCCTGAAGAGCTAGACTCTGGAGACAGGAACTTCGAGGAACGCAAGCAGGCCAAGCAGGAAGAGCGAGAGCCTGTGATGCACACATGCCCGCAGTGTACTGGTGCGTTCTATGGCCTGAAGTGTAAGTGCGGATACGAGCTGCCAATCCACACCAAGGTGATCAAGGATGACGGTAGCAAGCTGGTCAAGGCCGACACCATGACGCCAGCGGAGAACAGACGCAAGACACTGACCAAGGAGCAGAAGCAGCTCTGGTACAGCGGACTGCTGTTTTATGGGAACGCCCACAACTACAAGAAAGGCTGGGCATATCACAAGTACATCGAGGCTTTCAGCTGCGCACCGAACGGGCTCAGGCAGATCATGACAGAGCCTACGCCAGAGATATCCAGCTGGATCAAGTCGCAACAAATTAGGTGGAGTAAGAGAAGATGATGGGATGGTACGAACCAGTTTTAGACAGGCTGGAAAAAGTAAAGAGCAAAGGATCCAACAAGTGGATAGCCTGCTGTCCTGTACACGACGATAACAATCCAAGCATGTCGGTCAGCGTTGTTGATGGTAACGACGGTGAGCGCTTACTGCTCTACTGCTTTGCTTGCGGCGCAAAAGGTGATAGTGTGGTAAAATCGCTGGGGCTCGGTGTGGGTGCGCTGTTTGAAAAGAGCAGAGACTGCACGCCGGACCCGTATTACATACTGCGCAAGACTCAGGATTTTGACGATACCTTCATCCTGATATGCGACTCTGCATTGGCCAGAGGCGAGCGCATGAGATACAAGGACAAACAGCTATACGATGCAGCCATGGCGAGACGCGAGCAGCGCACGCTAAGAGGCATTCCACAGGTCATAATTGAGGTAGAGAAACCGGAAGACATCCTATGAGCGGCGGTAGAGAAGTAATCTTCGGAGACGAGGAAATGAAACTCATTGAAGAGCTGGCTCCTTCACTGAGCAAGGAGCAGCTCGCAATGCGTTTAGGCTGTTGCTACAACACTTTACGCGCAGTATTTGAGAGACAGCCTGAGATGCTTGACGCATACAACAGATCGCTGTCCACTGCAGCCGACAGGATGATCAAGAGGCTTTACGAGAAAGGCCTGGTCGATGGGGATTTCAACTCCATCAAGCTATGGCTGAGCCAGCGAGCAGGCTGGACAGAGAAGAGCCGCACCGAGCTGACAGGCGCTGACGGCAAGCCTCTGGAGGTAGACATGGACATGCACTGGACTATTGAGGTGATGGAGTAATGCCACTGAAGAAAGGCAAGAGCCGCAAAGTAATCAGCCAGAACATCAGAGCGGAGATCGAGGCCGGCCGGCCGCGTGATCAGGCAGTTGCCATCGCGATGAGCAAAGCAGGCAAGAAGCGCAAGAAGAAGGCAACCTACGAATAATGCCAAAAATGCAGCTACCGAAGAAGCTCCTACCGTTTCTGGAGCCTAAGCGCTACAAGATCGCTATCGGTGGCCGCGGATCCGGCAAGTCAATGAGCCTGGCGGATATGTGCCTGCTGGACGCCCAGACCAAAGCCATCAAGATCCTTTGCGCTCGCGAGTATCAGGTCTCCATCGACGACTCGGTACACGCTCTGCTATCTTCGGAGATCGAGCGGCTTGGATTGAAAGGCTTTGAGATCCAGAAGAACGAGATCCTGTTCAACGGCCAGACAGCCTTCAAGTACAAAGGATTGGCAAGGAATCCTGAGTCGGTCAAGTCTTATCACGACTTCGATCGAGTCTTCGTGGAGGAGGCACAGACCATATCTGCGGCGAGCCTGAAGGCGCTCACGCCGACTTTGCGTACAGCTGGATCCGAGGTATGGATGGCGGCCAATCCACGCTCAGCGATGGACGCATTCAGCCAGAGGTTTATCCAGCCTTTCGAGAAGCAGCTGCGCCGTGATGGGATATACCAAGACGAGCTACACACGATCGTCTGGATCAACTACAGCGACAATCCGGCTTTTCCAGAAGTCCTTGAGGCTGAGCGCAAGCATGACCAGCAGGTGATGTCTCCAGCGCTCTACAGGCACGTCTGGGAAGGCGAATACTACGACGAGGTGGAAGACTCCATCATTCCCGTGGAGTGGTTTGAGGCCGCTCTGGACGCCCATGTGAAGCTTGGATGGAAGGCCGAAGGCGCAAGGATAGCTGCGCACGATCCGTCGGACGAAGGCGGAGACAGCAAAGGATACTGCCTCCGGCACGGTAACGTGGTGCTGGACGTATGCGAGAAGGTCACCGGAGACGTTGCTGAAGGCATGGATTGGGCTCTGGACAAGTGCCTGCAGGACCAGGCGGATTGGTTTGTATTTGACGCAGACGGTCTGGGAGTCTCTCTGAAGCGTCAGGTTGACCAGGCGCTGGAAGGCAAGAACGGCATCAAGTACATCATGTTTAAAGGCTCACAGGCCGTTGAGGATCCCGATTTGCCGTACACCAGCGGCGGGATGGAGCGCAACACGAGCAACAAGGATACCTTCCTGAACCGTCGCGCCCAGTATTGGTGGAAGCTCCGAGACCGTTTCGAGGCTACTTATCGGGCGGTCACGAAAGGCGAGTACGTCGATCCGGAGCTGCAGATCAGCCTGTCCTCATCTATCAACAACATTGACCAGCTGCGCTCAGAGGTCTGCAGGATCCCGCTAAAGCGCAATAATTCTGGTAGAATACAGATCCTAAGCAAGACCGAGATGGCCAAGAAGCCGTATCAGCTGCCGTCTCCGAACATGGGTGATAGTCTTATGATGGCAATGGGGTACTCACCGAAGGCCGTCAACAATCAGGCGGTAAAGATCAACTTTGCGGGATGGAAGAACCATGGCTGAAGATTACGAGATGGACAGCGGCGTAGAAGACAAGGATTACGCCGAGGAAGAAGCGACATACGACGAAGGCAAATACGACGATCACCAGTACGTCGTGAACCTGTTGAAAGCCGCACAGGAGGCTGACGCTGACCTGCGAGACAACGCCAGAGAGGCGCAGCTCTTCGTGGATAAGCGTGATGGCCAGTGGGAGCCTTACTGGTACAACACGAACATAGACAAGCCACGCTACACGTTCGATATGGTGAACCCGATCATCGATCAGATCTGTTCCGAGATCGAGCAGGCTGCCTTCGACGTTAAAGTTTCGCCAGCTGGCGGAAACTCGACAAAGGATATCGCCAACACTTACGACGGCATTATCCGTAACATCGAGTCCATGTCGGACGCGAAGGAGGTCTACAGTCACGCGGCCAGAGGCATGGTGACCGCGGGATTCGACGCATGGCGAGTGGTTCACAAGTACGTCAATGACGACTCCTTTGAGCAGGATCTGTTTATCGAGAAGATTGGGAACCCGATTGACCGAGTCTGGTTCGATCCAGCTGCTGAGAAGCAGGACAAGTCCGACTCTCGCTACTGCTTTGTGCTGCACGCTGTTGGCAAGGAAGAGTACGATCGACGCTGGCCAGAAGGCTCAGGACAGTCTGTCGATGAAGGCAGAGACGGTGACGCCTATTATGACAAGGCCGAGTGCGTGGTTATCGGTGAGCTGCTGTACTGCGAAGAAGAAGAGCGCGAGCTGGTGCTGATGTCCAATGGCCAGGTACACGAGGCTGGCGAAGATCTGGACAAGGTCAAAGACGAGCTGGAAGCCTTGGGCGTTACCGAGGTGCGCCGTCGCAAGCGCGTGAAGAAGGAGATCTGCTCACGGTTCTTCGACGCTCAAGGCTGGCTTGGAGACAAGAAGGAAACCGTATTCGGCAAGATCCCAGTGGTTCCCATCTACGGCAATTACAAGATCTTCGAGAATAAGAGCATATTCTGGGGCGCAGTCGAGAAGCTGATGGACTCACAGCGCGTGCTGAACTACTCAGTGTCACGCGAGATCGAAGAGTCCGCACTGGCTCCCAGAGCGAAGTATTGGATGACCATGGCGCAGGCTGCCGGTCATGAGGACCAGCTGGCTACCTTGAACGTAAACTCCGATCCGGTGCAGTTTTTCAACGTCGATCCAGAGTATCCACTGGCTCCACAACAGCAAGGCGGAGCCCAGGTCAATGTTGGGCTCAGGACAATCTCAGAGGCCATGCGTGGCATGATCACATACGCCTCTGGCATGTTCGCTGCGAACATGGGCGACAATCCGCAGCTGCAGTCAGGTATTGCGATCCAGAGCCTCCAGAACAAAGGCGACAACTCCACGATCAAGTATTTCAAGTCTCTGGAGTACGGCATCCGTGCTACTGGCCGCATTCTTGTTGATGCGATCCCGCGCATATACGACTCTGCGCGAACCGTCAGGATCCTGAAGGAAGACCAGACATACGACGTTGCTGACATCAATCAGCGCGTTGTAGACCAGCAGACCGGCGAAGTAGTGACGCTGAATGATCTGTCTGTTGGCACTTATGACGTGACCGTAAAGGCTGGAGCGAGCTTCAAGAACCGTCAGCAGGAGACCATCGAGACCATCATCGAGATCGCCAAGGTTGATCCAAGCATTCTCCAGATCGCTGGTGACGTGCTGCTGGACAACGTGGCCACAGCGTCTGCCCAGCAGATCTCTGACCGCAAGCGTGCCCAGATGGTAGCCGCGGGACTGATCCCACAGAACCAGCTGACCGAAGAAGAGCTGATGGCGATGCAGCAGCAGATGGCTCAAGGCCAGCAGGCTCAGGATCCCGCGATGGTACTCGCGCAGGCTGAGCAGATGAAGGCGCAGTCCGAGATGCTGAGAGCGCAGATCGAGCAGGCCAAGCTCCAGAACGAGCAGATGAAGCTCCAGATCGAGGCTCAGAAGCTGCAAGCTCAAACTATTGGAGATCAGGCAGACAATCAGATTGACGCCTTCAACGCTGAGACCAAGCGCATGGAGACTCAGATCAAGGCCCAGCAGGCTAATGCCACGATCGACAACACTGCAGCCAAGACCATGGGCGCTCAGCTGGACAATCAGCAGAAGATGACAGAGATCATGGATGAGGAGCGGCGCAAAGCACAAATGCGCATGATGTCTCCGATGGATCTCATGAGGATTGCCAACGGTGGCTAAGACCGATCAGCAGCTAGCTCAGGAAGAGCTCGCCAGACAAGGCATAGACTACAAGTATGGTGGCGATACCATCATGGGCGCGTTTATACCGACACGTCGGCAAGTAATCCGTCCTGAGCAGAACCAGTTTATCGGCTACGATGACCGTGGCCGTGCGATGATCCAGACCATTCCAGCGCAGTACGGTGAGGCAGAGACCGACTTTTCCTACACTCCTGTAGTGCGTGGCGCAAAGGCCGCTGGATCCTTCCTAAGAGACGTTTTCTTCGGTGATGCTAACGAGCAGGCTCAGGCCGTTCGCGGCGCATACAGCGCTCTGCGTGGCATAGGAGAGGCTGTCCCACAGATGGTCACTGAGCAGGCGCGTGCAGCTGCATCTGGCGGTCGCTACTATGATCCAGAATCAAATCGCATTGTAGAGTTTGATCCTATGGTTGTTATGGGCGGTGGTGGCGCTCCATCTGGATCACTGGCTTCTGGGTTTGGCAGGTCACGAAGCGCACTAGATACATCGAATGCGGCTCGATTAAGAAGAGCTGAACAGCAAGGATTTGGCGATGTTCTTTATCACGCATCTGCGCCGGAAAACCCAATTGATGAGTTTAGACCGAAGTATAGCGATGGTCTGACTTTTCTAACTACTGACAGAGAATTTGCCAATAATTGGTTAGGCAAAGGTGGTTCTCGTGTTGATATTCATGGCGATGACGAGCTATCTAAGTTATATAAGCAAGAACGTCAAAATGTTTGGGACAAGTACGAGTCACAGTACGGTAATTGGGAAAACTGGCCTAAATCTGTAAGTGATGCTTACAATAAAGAAAGCAGTGATTTATATAGGCAATATAGCTCTACTGGATACTCTATATATCCAGTAAGAACTAATGTGCAAAATACATTCGATCCTTCAAAAGATACGGACGTACTTGATGCTCTTATGAGGTTCAAAGGAGTCGATCCTGATAGTAATACCTTAAATTCTGGGATGACAAACAGACAGGCGTATCAGTCAGGTAATTATATCTTGTATGAAAACCCAGAGGTGGTTGGCTTTTTAAAGGATCAAGGATTTGACTCAATGCGTTTGGCTGAGTATTACGATGAGCCAATGTCAACAATAGCTATATTTGATCCCAAAAACATTAGATCGGTAAACGCGGAATTTGATCCAGAGCAAAGAGAAAGCGCAAATATCCTTTACTCAGGCGGCGGAAGGACAGGCACAGGCGTGGCTGCAGGATCAGCTATCGATGAAACGCTCAGCGTTGCAGGCAGCAGGCTTCCTCCACTGGAGAACGCGCAGCGCACACAGCTGGGCGCATCTACGCTTCCAAGTTATGAGAAGGCGGCAGGAGTATTGGGAAGCGAAGGACGCGCTCTGGACTTTGGCGCAGGACGCGGCCAAGGCGCTCAGGCTATTGGCTTCGACACTTTTGAGCCATATCCACGAGAAGGCTTCTCACCGACGTACACGACTGCTGCAGACATCCCAGACCAATCATATGACAGGCTGACATCGCTAAACGTGCTGAATGTTATGCCTCGGGACGTGAGAGATCAGGCCGTTGCCGATATAGGCCGAGTCCTGAGACCTGGCGGCAGAGCTGTTGTGACCACTCGCGGACGAGATGTCTTGAACGCACAAGGCAGGCTTGGGGACGAGCCGATGTCTATCATCACCACGGCTGACACTTACCAGAAAGGATTCACGCAGCCAGAACTGCGTGAGTACATCCAAGGCCAGCTGGGCGACGAGTTTACTATCAGCAACTTGCCGGAGAAGATCGGCCAGGCTGGCGTATTGATCGAGCGCACCGGTGGCGGAACAACTCTGAGATCCGGCAGCAGAGCAGGCACTGGCGTAGCAGCAGGATCAGCTATCCGTGAAACTTTCAGGATTGGAGACGAAGGTTTTGATCCGCGCTTTGACAGCAGAGCCAAGGAGCAGCAGCGCATCTTGGACACTGAGCTGCGCTATGAAAGCTCTCCAATTGTGCGCCCATATGTGAGCATTTACGATCTTGAGGGAAAGCCGTTCGCTCTCACCATGGCTGACAGAACCAAGGCTGGATCTAGGCTGCTGGGCGTGGAAGGCGTCGATTATGATATCCCAGTGGATCTGCAAGGCGGCCAGGACTATATGTTTGCCAATCCACTTGGCCGTGAAGGTCAGGTGTGGGCGCAGGATAAAGGCGCCACTTCCATGTATCTCAATAGCTTCATGGGACTTGGCGGCCAGCCGATAGCTGACGAAATTCTTATGCTGCCGTACCGCATGGCTCCTTCTGGCGGAGATTTTGCCACGATGACTGCTGAGACCATGCTGACTCACGCTCGCAACAATATGACGCGCAGATCCAAGGCGAAGGTTGATCGGGCATTGAGAGGCATCTATCCGGAATGGAAAGGAATTGATAATCCAGAAAGCATCACTCAAATCGCGATGATGAAAGGAGATCCGCGCAAGCAGATCCTGCAGGTCATGGATCGCGACTTCAGAAACGAAGGCGGAATTGGTATAGGTCAGGCTAGGCTGGCTGTGACTGACCGCCTGCAATACAACGCTCCAGATTACACGCTGCAGAACGTCGGCGCGGCAGATCCATATCTAGGAAGATTTGAGCAGTCAGGCCACAGAACGTACAGCCAAGGCTTAGCAGGAAGGCCCATTGGAACGCTTGTGGAAACTGATATCAATGCCATGGAATTGTTGCCAGACTTTGTCCGAGGACGCGGATTCGGTAGCGTAGACGAGCTGCTGGCAGCTGATCCAGAGACTCTTGCGAGAGAATACTACACGATGCGCCGTGGACTACGAGGCGGCACAATCACTGAAGACATGCTGAGAGACATCGAAAGGAGGCGCTCTCAGTAAAACAGGTTTCCTGATCGGGGTATTTTTTAACGGGATTGGGCAATCTTCAGGAGAATTTCTCGGTCAGGAAAATTCTCCGCAAAATTGTTGATATTTTCCAAAATATGTTATATTGGCACGCAGCGAACGTCGCGCTTTCTCGACGGGATGGAACGTCACCATTTATTTGACGGCATTACAGTAGGTATAACGATGGAACCAGATGATATTCTCGATGAGACTCAGATCGAAGATGCTGAGTTTGAAGAGGTAGAAACTGAAGGTCAGGAAACTGACTCCGAGTCATCAACGGATAGTGGTGAAGACCACGACGAATCCACTAGGCCGCGCTTCAACGAGGTGCAGCAGAAGGCATTCGACAAGGCAATCAGCGAGAAGGTCGGCAAAATAAAAGAGGCCGAGCGTAAAGCTGAAGAGTATCGCCGCCGACTCGAAGAGCTGGAAGCTCAAGCACCGAAGGAGGCTCCGCCGGAAGTGCCTAATGTGCCGGACTTCTACGCTATGTCGGATCGAGAGATCCAAGAGCAATTGAGGTTGCGGGACGAGGCCATTGCCAAGCGAGCTGAGTACGATGCACGCCAGCAGGCTATTCAAGCCCAGAAGCTGGAAATGCAGCGTCAACAGCAAGCGGAAGCACTAAAAGCGCAGAATGAGAAGATAGCTGCTTACGCAGATCGAGCGAAGAAACTCGGCGTAAAGAGCGATCAACTCCAGAGCGCAGCAAACAAGATTGGCCAATTTGGGATAAATCCTATGCTCGCTGAGCATCTGATCGATCTGGAAGATGGCAGTCTTGGAACGCTGTACCTGGGTGAGCATCTTCTAGAGCTGGACAAGCTATCGTCTATGCCTCTTGGCAAGGCGCTGCTGTATCTTGACCAGACCATTATGCCGAAGGCAAGAAAACTTAAACCTAGTGTTAATGCCGCTCCAGATCCCGTTGACACGCCGAAAGGCGCAGGAGTAAGACCGAAAGTCGGCGGAGTGAAAGGAGCAACCTATGAATAATGAGGTGATCCAATCATGGCTAACAATCTTAATAGCAACGTCACTCGGAAGGTCGCGAGAGTCTTCCTTGAGGCTTTCGAGGCTTCTCGTGTACTGACCAAGACTGTTGATACTCAACTGCTCTCTGGTAAATTTAACCCGTCTTCAGGTTCAACTGTAGACTTCAAGCGTCCTCACGACTACAACACAATCCGTACTGCAGGCGGTGACATCAGCTCTTCTACGAAGTCTGACATCATTGCTGGTAAAGCAACTGGTACTGTTCAGAACTACTTCACTGCTGCCACCGAATGGGGCAACGTAGAAGAAGCTCTGGAACTGGACCAGCTGGATCAGATCCTTGAGCCCATGGCTCGCCGTATCGTTACCGATATGGAACTGGATCTTGGTGCATTCATCCGCAAGAACGCTTCTCTGAAGTATGGTACTCACGGCACTGCTGTTGATGCTTGGAGCGACGTTGCCGGTGCTGGCGCTCTGATGGATTCTGTCGGCGTTCCGATGTCCGATGAGAAGTATTACATCATGAACCCATTCACCACTACCAACCTTTCATCAGCTCAGAATGGTCTGAACGCTGCTGACGGCCTGGTACGCACTGCGTGGGAAAAGGCTCAGATTTCTAGCAACTTCGGCGGCATGATGGCTCTGACATCTAATGCGCTGTCTAGCTTCACTTCTGGCTCTACTACTGACCGTGCTGGTGCGCTGGCTTCTACTCCAGACGCTACTTACGTCACTGCCAAGGACACCATGACTCAGGTTCTGTCTCTGAACAATCTGGGTACTGGTACTATCAAAGCTGGCGATATGGTGACTATCGCAGGAGTTTACCGTCTGAACGTAGCAACCCGCGAGCCGATCCTTGACGCAGCAGGCAACCAAGTCCTGTGGACAGGTACTGTTCTTGAGGATGTAACCATCGCAAGTAACGCAGCCACTATCACTGTATCTGGTGCTGCTATCTACGAAGCCAATGGTCAGTACAACAACGTAACTGCCGCTCCTACCAGCGGTGACGTTGTAACTATCCTTGGTGCCGCTTCTACTCTGTACCAGCCCAACCTGTTCTATACCAAGCAGGCATTCGGAGTAGGTACTGTGAAGCTGCCCAAGCTGTACAGCACTGACACCATTGCTACTACAAGTGACGGCTTCTCCATCCGAGTATCCAAGTACGCAGACGGCGACGCCAACACTCAGAAGATTCGTTTCGATCTTCTCCCCGCCTACGCTTGCTTTAATCCGCTCTTTGCGGGTCAAGGCTTCGGCGTATAACCTTGAGGCATCTGGCGCTGGGAGCTTCGGCTCCCGCGCCTTTTTTACATGAAGCCCGCAAAAGGTAAAGCAAAGGTCAAAGTCACGTCCGACGGCAGGAAGGTCTCCTATGGGCAGGCCGGAAAGGCAAAGGACGGAGGCTCTCGCGTTAGAGCGGGAACCAAGAAAGGCGACGCGTATTGTGCGAGATCATTAGGCATCAAAAAAGGATTGCCTAAAGAAAAGCAGAACGATCCCAATACTCCAAACAATCTCAGTCGCAAGCGTTGGAAGTGCAAAGGCGCTAAATCAATGAGAGCCAAGTATGAGTAAAGGTCTGTACGCTAACATCCACGCTAAACGCAAGCGCATCAAGGCCCAGAAGGCTGCAGGCAAAAAGCCTGAGAAAATGCGCAAGGCAGGCTCCAAAGGAGCGCCTACTGCGAAGGCATTTAAAGATTCAGCTAAAACGGCCAAAGGAGCTAAGTACGAATAATGGCAACAGTCGCTCAGGTCGCAAAAGCATCACTACAACGCATACTCGTTCAAGCCAGCGAAGCTCCGCTAGAGCCTGACGAGTATCAAGATTTTATCTTCGCCATGAATAACTACATGGCGGAGCTGGACGCGGCTGGAATTAGCCTGGGATACACCGAGGTAACTGATCTGGGTGACGAGGTAACGATCCCGACAGGAGCTCTGCGTGGTTTGATTGCCAACATGGCGATCGAGGTAGCGCCAGATTTTGGTGGCGTGATATCAGTCGGACTGCAGCGAGCAGCTCGCGACGGCTACAACACTATGAGGCTTCTTGGCCAGCGCATGGCCACAACCAAGCTTCCATCTACACTTCCGATTGGCTCAGGCAATGAAGGCAATAACCTTGGCCTGAACAATGGACACTTCTATCCAGAGAGCGAGCAGGAGATCCTTGCGGAGTCTACTGGTGCAATAGGCTTGGAGAACAATACCAATGGTTGATAGAGCGCAAGGCAGGAAGAAGTCCGATTTTGTTGCGAAGACCACAGTAGAGTCTGGCGCGTTTATGGACTACTTTGTAAACGGCACAAACTACAAGATTACCTATACAAATTTTGTTAATGGTCTAGGTGTTACTGGATCGATCACGCAAACTGGTGATCCTACCGGAACGGCTGTTCTGGACATTGATGGCACAGTAAACAAGATCAGAAACATAGAGAGCGGCGCTGGCATACTGGCTAGTGTATCGGCTCAGAACGGCGTTGAGCTAAAGCATAACTTTGCTGCTGATTCTACTGGCGCTCCGTTGTTACTTAACGTAACGGACGCAACTCCTGATATAGCGAGTATTGTTGGAGGAAACGGAATAAACGTAACATCAACAAGCAACTACGTTACGATTGACGCTGAAGCGCAACCATACGCTCAGGTTAGTGTTCAAGGAAACACTGGAGCAACAACAATATCAACTGCTGGTACTCCCGTTAAGGCTTCTGCAACCTATGTTGTTGGCATACAGTCTGGATTTACAGGAGATACAACAGGAAAGATTGTCTACAACGGTACTTCTGAGAGAGTTGCTGCTGTTCACGTTAGTGCTACGTTTAGTCCTGTTTCTTCAAACAATCAAGAAGTATTCATACAGGTTGCTAAAAACGGAACAGTTGAAGCTGGCAGCAAAATAACCAGAAAGGTTGATGCAGCTGAGTCTGCCAATGCTTCTACGTTTTTCAATGTTTCCTTGTCTCAAAATGATTACATTGAGCTTTATATTGGTAACGACACTAGCACAGATAATATTGTTTTGATTGATGCAATTTTGGGTATTGTGAACTAATGCCGAAGGTTATTTTGCCAATAGCTAACGGATATTATGAGAGCGATTCTCTGCCGATATCGGCGCAGGAATGCACTAACTTCTATCCGAATATAGCTCAGGCTCCTGCGTTAAATCAGGAGACTCTGTTTGGCACGCCAGGTCTTACACAAGTAGCTAGCGCAAGTGACATCAGTAGCTGCCGTGGCGCACATGAAATGAACGGTGTGCCTTACTTTGTTATTGATGGAAAGCTATACAGTATGTCAGCCAGCTATGTTCTAACAGATCACGGTCAAATAGACGGATCTGGCAGAGTATCAATGGCTGACAATGGTACGCAGATGCTGGTTTTAGCGCCTGGAGGTAACGGCTACATTTACAACCACGTTACGGATTCGTTCGCTCAGATTACGGATGCTGACTTCACAGCTAACGGTAACCCGCAGCAGGTAGTCTATATAGATGGTTATTTTTGTCTTACTACAGATTCTAAGAAGTTTATTGTCAGTGCTCTGAATGATGGTCTGTCGTATAACGCACTAGACTTCGGTGCTGCTGAGTCGGATCCTGACGAAATTGTTGCTCCTATCGTATTCAAGAACCAGCTGTTTATCGGCGGCTCCCAGACTATAGAGGCTTTCCAGAACATCGGTGGCGCTGACTTCCCGTTCCAGAGAACAGGACTATTCTTGTCGAAAGGCATAGCGAGTCCTTTCAGCATTCAAGCTATTCAGGATACCTTCGTGTTTGTTGGCTCCGGCCAAAACGAATCTCCGGCGATCTGGGCGCTGCAAGGAAACGATGTAGTCAAGATCTCTACAACGGCTATAGACAAGGAGCTGACCACGCTCACGCAAGACCAGGTATTGAATATCTATTCGTGGAGCTACGCGCAGAAAGGAGCTTACTTTGTCGGCTTTGCGCTTCCCAGCAGCACGTTGGTCTACGACATAATCAGCAAGCGCTGGCATGAAAGAAAGTCGTTTATCGGTGGATTTCTTGGCGCTTACCGCGCCGCGTCCATGGTCAAGGCGTACAATCAGATCTGGGCAGGCGACATCATTGATGGCCGGATAGGCAGGCTGGATCCTGATGTCTATACCGAATACGAAGAGCCTATTCGCAGATCTATTGTCACACAGCCTTTCCAAAACAACATGGACGCTTTCTTTCTCCCGCAGATCGAGATGACTGTTGAGAGCGGAGTAGGCAACAGCGACTCGGTGGATCCTCAGATTGGTATGGCGCGGAGCAAGAACGGCAAGACATGGAGCGATACCAGATACCGCAGCCTCGGGCGTATCGGTGAATATGATCACCGGTGTATCTGGCGCAGGAACGGAAGAGCATCGCGGTTTGAGCTATTTAGGTTCACTATGAGCGATCCGGTAAAGCCTGTTCTTATACAACTGACCGCGAGCATTGAGGCTTCACAATGACGTACAAGCTGAACGTCGCACAGCCGATCGTGGAAGTAAACGGCACAATGAGCCAGCCTTTCCGGCAGTGGACTCAGGAGGCTTCTCTGGCGATCCCGATAGTCGGGACAGGATCTCCTGAAGGTGTCATCGAGGCTAGGCAGTACAGTTTGTACTTGGATGAAGCTGGCGGAGCTGGCGCGATACAGTATCGCAAAATGCTTCCCAGTATAGCAGGAGACAGGACGCGAGGCTGGATACTGGTGTGATAGCGAGAACCGTCAACGCAGAATTTATCAAGAGCTACATCATAGAGCATGGCGTTTTTGATGAAATATGCGAAGACGACTTCACTACCAGCGAGTGGGCACCTGACATGAACTCAGGCTGGTTCCTGCACAAAGAAGGCGATGATGTATTAGGCATCTGGATGGCGGAGCTGAGAAACGGCATCACCATCGAGATCCATCCCACGATACCGAAGAAGTACCGCGGGAAGCTGGCATACCAAGGCGCGAATGAATTTTTCGCGTGGATATGCCACAACACGAACTACCAGAAAATCAATGCGGAAATAGCTACCTGTTTCCCGAACGCGAAGTTATTCGCCATGCAGTGCGGCATGAAGGTTGAAGGCAAAATACGCCAATCCTTCAAGAAAAACGGTACAATATACGATCAGTGGATGCTTGGCATGACTAGGCAGGAACTAGAGGCACGATATGAGTAAATTGGTCAAAATACTATTCGGCGGCGAGTCTGACGAAGCCATCGAACGTCAAGAGAAGAGCAATCAGCTGCTTCGAGACTTCCTTGCTCGGCAGGAGGCTCTGGCGCGTGCTGATATCCGCAAGTCCATGCTAAGCCAATACGGCGCATTTACAGCCGGACAACAGGCAGGTCTTAATGTGTACGGTCAGGCCATGCCACTGCAGGCCCAGGCATTCACCGGAGGCAATGTTGCGGCACAGCAGGCTCTGCTGGCTGGTATGCCAATGTACGAACAGGCCATGCGGGGAAGCGCTGTAGATTACTCGGCTCTGAAGCCATACGAAGGCAGCTACGATATGTCCTTCACGCAACAGCGTCTACCTGCAGCCGTGGTCAATCCAGCCTATCTTCAGGAGGCGACAACAATCGATCCCACTATGCGAATGCTGACTCCTGAGTACCGAGATCAACAGGCACAGATGCTGCGCATGGGAAGTCCTGCTGCAAACGCACTGGGCGGTACGGGACTTACACAAGCCGATATCGGTGAACTGATGCGAATGGGGCGTTTCTAATGGCCAGAATGCGAGAAATAGACACAGAAGGAATGTTGGGTGGTATCGGTATTCCTTCAGCAGAAGAGCTGGTTGTGCAGTTTGTACAGGATAATCCAAGCTCTGATCATTCACAAATTGCGGCTATGATTCAGAGAACCGGCGCAGATCTTGGAACTGTTGCCGACATGCTGAACGTACCACGAGACGTGGCTCAGCAAGCTTTTGATACTGCTGTGTCTGCTCAGACGCCTGTACAAACAGCAGCTAACGCTGCTCAGGCTGAAGTTGTTAAAGCGGCAGAACAGGCCGTGGCAGAAGAGCTTTCAGGCTTAGACAAGGTTGCTAATTTTATTGCTGAAGGCAATAAAACAGATCAGCAGATTTACCGCGAGATGGTAAAGAACGATGTCAACATCAATGATATTGCCACAAAAATCAATTATCCAATTGATGAAGCTACGCAAAGATATACTCGCGCACAAGAACTAACAGAGATCGAGGATATCGTTGCTTTAGGTGCTGAAGGAGCGAGAAGAGAGTTTCCAAACGGGATTCCAGATAATTTGATTCGTCGCTACGCGCTAGAGACGGCTGACTCTCCCGCCCAAATTGCTCAAAACATGGATACTTTTGACGTATCGGTAGATGACTATTCTAGAGCAACGGGTATTCCATTGGCTCAGGTTCAAGCAATGTATGCCCAAGGAAAAGCCCCAGTTGCTAAGTCCGCTCAAGCTGGGACTGCCAATGTTGCTTCTGGGATCGCCTCTACCACAGCTGTAGGAGGCCGCGCAGGATCTGCAGGAGCAACAGGACTTTCCGGAGCAGAACGCGCCTTGGCTGGCGGTCTTATTGGAGCGGCGGGAACAATATCAGCAGCTGAGCAACAGGCTAGACAAGATTTCCTGCAAGGCGCAGTCCTGGCACAGCAGGCGCTTGAAAGAGGCGCTCAGGAGGCCACAGGCGCTGTCGGAGCTGGTACACAATTAGGTATGGGCGCTCTGGGTGCCGGTCTGGGAGCGGCGCGACAGGACATCACAGGCGGTCTACAGGCCGGTCTGGGTGCGTTATATCAAGGTCTGAGTGGTGCGCGTGCCGATCTGCAGGCGGCTCAAGAGGCGGCCATGCAGCAGTATGGTGCCGGTCTCGGTGATATCACCGCGGCGAGAGATCTTGCTGCTCAGCAGGTTGGTCAGGCTTTTGGTCAAGCTGGAGGTATGTTTGATCCGTACCGACAGGCTGGCACTCAGGCGCTCCAACAGCAACTGGCACTTTCTGGCGCGTTGGGTCAGGAGGCATTCCAGCAGGCTTTCAATGAGTCTCCGCAGATGCAATTCCTTCGCGAGCAAGGCGAACGTGCAGCACTTCGCACCGCGGCTGCTCGTGGCGGGGTGGGCGGCGGTAACGTCATGAAGGAGTTGGCGCGGTACAGCACCGGCTTGGCTTCTCAGGACTTGCAACAGCAGATTGCCAATCTACAGGCTCTGGGCGCTCAAGGTCTTGGCGCCACAGGATCTGCAGCTCAGCTTGCCGCTCAAGGCGGACTATCTCAAGCGGATATCCAGACTCAGGCTGCACAACAACTGGCGGCACAGCGCGGACTGATGGCGCAGTCTCAGCTCGGCACAGGACAGCAGCTGGCAGGTCTTGGCACTCTCGCAGGCCAGCAAGGTCTGAGCGCTCTCACAGGCGCAGGACAGCAGCTCGGACAACTGGGTGTTACCGGCGGAACTCTGGGCCTACAGACGCTCACAGGAGCTGGTAGCCAGCTTGCCGACATATTGAGTGGCCGCGCTCTCGGTCAGTCTCAGCTGGCGTCACAAGCAGGTCAACAGCTGAGCGATCTCGGTCTGCAGGCAGCACTGACAAATGCCGCGATGCAGTACGGCACCGGACAAGATATCGGCGCGTACAGGATGCAGGCTGGCCGAGATATCGCAAACAACATCGCTGCCCAGATGGCTGCACTCTCTACTCTGCAAGGTCAGCAAGGAGCTGGCATGTCGGATCTGATCGGTCAACAAGCTGCAATCCTTGCCGGTCTCCAGACAGGTACAGGACAAGGCATGGCAAACCTGATCGGCGGTACTGCGGGGCAACTCTCTGGAATCGCTACCGGAACCGGAACAGCATACAGGCCTGCTGCTCTAGGCGGCGTACAGCAGACACAAGGAATTCTTGGATCGTCCGGTCAAGCAGGTCTGTCTGGGGCTATTGCTGGAGGCTTTGGCGGAGGCGGCGGGATCGCTGGCGGCGCTCAGGCTGCAATACTTTCCTCGGATGTAAGGCTAAAAGAAAACATCGAAAAGGTTGGCGTTACTCCTAGCGGATTAAATTGGTACAAGTGGTCATGGAATAAAATAGGTCAGGCTATTGCCAAAGGACAGCCTGCTTATGGTGTTATCGCACAAGAAGTGGCGAACATTATTCCTGACGCTGTCTTGATAGGCGATGACGGCTATCTCAGAGTGGATTATTCAAAGGTATAAAACATGGCCGAGAATCTATACGACATCCCAACTGCGCGGAAGAGAACAGGCAGAGAAGTATTTGGAGATATCCGAGAAGGCTTTGCTGCCGGAGTATTTGGTAGAGAGCCACGCTTTAGTAGAGAGCGTCGTCAAGAGCAGCTTACTCGGGCAACGCTTCAGGACGCGCAAGAACTGCAGAGAGATCTGGCCGGAAATAACCAGAGGCAGGCCATTGAGCGATTGGTGGATCGGGCTAACCTTCTGGAGCAAATGGGTGAGGACGCATCTGACACTTACGCATTGCGAGACATGATCATCCAAGGAAATCCTCAAAGAGCATTGAGCGAAGTAAATACATTCCTGGACGCAGCGAAGCGACAAGGACTGATCTCTGCTCCGGCTCCAATCGAGTCCAAGTACATTACAACAGATCCATCTGGCCGAATAGGAACCGTGATGCCTGATGCTTCTGGCGGTTATGTGTTCAAAGAGGCTGCAGGCGCAGGCGCACCAACTCCGCCTAAACCAGAAACCTATACCGGCGCTGATGATATTCAGAGGTATGCCACAGGCCCATACGCCGGTTACAGCGTAGGCGCGATCGCTGACATGATGCGTACAGGACGTATTGCGCAGTTTGGAGATCCCGTGCCTAGCGCTCCGCAGGCCGAACAAGTGCGTCCGCCTCTGAGAATGCAACAGCCTGCACCGGACAGTTATGCTGGTCTGAGCGCTCAGGAGGCAGCCATACTTCGTGCTGAGCAAGAACAAACAAGACTAGAGCGCGAGCGTGCTGCTGCTGAAGAAGCAAGGCGAGCCGCTGAAGAAGAAAGGCGAACCGCTCAGGAAACAAGAGCCGCTCAAGCAGCGGAAAGAGAACAGCGTGAAGCGGATGAGCGGCAGTCTATGGTTCAGAACGAGGCCATGATGGCGCTCGGTCTGTTGCGTGGCAGGCTGCTGAACCCAGCGGTTTACAGCGAAAAGGTCTACAAGGCCGCAACTGGGCCGATCGAAGGTTCGGCTGAAGGCGCAAGCTGGACAACGTACCTTCCTTTTGGCGCAAGCCCGCAGCAAGTGCAAAGCTTTGCCGATGACTTCGATAACCTGAACAGCCTTCTGACTATGGGTAACTTGGGACGCATGACCGGCGTATTGAGCGAAAGTGATATCCGTCTGATTCGGGACGCCGCTAGTGGTTTGAAGAGAACCAGTGATCCAGCTCTTCTCAGAGCAAGAATGAGCGAAATTGAGCGAATTCTATCTAATCGCCTGAAAGAAAAATTCGATATGACTGATGAGGAAATCGACGCTGCTCTGCCAACATTCTCAACTGGTCAAGGTGGAGCATTCGACGCACTGATAAATGCAGGATTTGGAGTATCAGGCTAATGGTGACACGCGCAGAAATACTCGCAGGACTACAAGAAGCAGTAGACACCCGCAGAGAGAACGAGTTGAACGAAGAAAGCCGCGCTCTGCTGGATGCTGCGATTAGTGATGGTCTCATTATTCCGCGTAGAGGTGTAATGGGCGCTGTCCGCGAGGCTGTTTCTCCGCGTTTCCAAGAAGACTACCCAGAGGTAGAGCTTTCTCTTCGTATGCCAACAGATCCGGCAGAGGCTCAGTCATATATCGATGAACTGGGCTCGAGTCCGTGGATCGAGGCTGGTAAAGGCTTGTTTGGAAAGTACGTCGGTGCGCAGGTCACAACTGACAGATATGGCCGTCCGATTGTTGAGACTCCAGCTGGTGAGCGTCGTTACCTGAACCGAGGCGGATTGAGTATCGGTGATATACCACGCGCTGTCAGAGGTACAATGGGATTTATTAAAGAGGCTGCACCGTACATGACCGGCGGCGGTATTACGCGTCCTGCAGCTCAGGTCGCCTATCAAGGCGCTGTCGGCCTGGCTACAGAAGGCGTAGAGCAGCTTGGCCGCTCTATGGCCGGAGAAGATGTCGAGGTTAGCAGGCTTGCGACGACTCCTTTGCTGGTGATGGCTGGTGACGTGTTCGGTCGTGGTTTATTCAACATCGGCGCAAGAGTATATAACAGGCTGACAGGTAAGCGTGCGGCTGCCGTTGCCAATGTTCTTGACGAAAGAACAGGTCAATTCAAGCCTGAAGCAATTCGCGAAATGCGGCAGACCGCAAGCTCTCAGGACATCGACAATCAAGTATTCAACGCGATGATCGACGAGGCAGAGTCTGGAGCTTTAAACGCTTCGCAGATGCAGCAATTTGCCAGAATGATGGATGAGTACATTACATCTGGCCAGGCAACTCCAGCGCAGATGGAGCGCTATAACCTGTTTAAACGTATGGGAATTGAGCCTACACGCGCACAGGTTACCAGAACTGCTGACGACTTTACCGTGCAGCAGGATCTTGCCAAGGAAACAGGATCAGTGCGGTCTGCTCTGGAATCACAACAGCAGCAACTTCGCAGAGCGTTTGAAACTGCCGAGGCTGGAACTGGCGGCGCTGTTAGAGCAGAGACTTCTCCGTTACAGCAGGCGGTTATCGATAAAGCATTGAAGCTTGATAACGAGATCAGCGTTCTCTATCAGCGTGCCAATGAAATGTATCCAGATACACCATCGATTGATATCCGCGGATATATTCGGGCGCTGCTGGACAACAAGATTTACAATCAGAAGTCTGGAGGCACATACGCTGCGCTGATTGGACAGATTAAACGAGACTTCGGTGTTGATATCACAAAGCTTGACGATCCTATTATGGTGACTCCGCGTCAGGCAGAGACAATCCGCCAGACAGCCAATGATCTATACGCTCCAAACACCGCTCTTGATGGAACTGCTTCTACTAGCAACAGGATAATTAGCGACGTTAAAGAAGCGCTCGATCAGGATGTAGGACTCGCTCTTGGTGATGATGCTTATGAAACTGCCAGAAATGCCTACGCCGAGTTTAGGCGCGGCCTGGATCCAGATCAGCTGAGCAAATTCTCACGAAACCAGAAGAGCCTGATTCGTGACCTGCTGGAAGAAAGGATCCCAGCGGAGCGCGTTTTTGAAAGAGTAGTCGCGTCGAAAGGCTACACTGCTGCAGATCTGCGTGCGCTGAAAAATTACATTGTAGGTCGAGAAGGAACTATCAATCCTGTCGGGGCTGCTGCGTGGCGAGACCTGAAGGCTGAGACTATTGCCTACATTAGAGACAGCGTCTTCAAAGGCCCGCTTGACGAGCTTGGTGGTCAGTCACTGTCTAGAGCTGCGCTGGAGAACATGCTCAACACTAGGATTGGCCGCGACAAACTGAAGATTATCTTCAATAAAGACGAGCTGCAATTCCTTGACGATATGCTTTCGCTGAGCAAAATTATTGAGCCAATCGGTGGTAAAATACAAGGATCTGGGCCAACTGGCCAGGCAGTACAACAGCTGGAACGGACTGTACGCGGCATGGCTGGCCGTCTCAGCCAAGGACTATTGGACATGGCTGGATCTATTATACAGTCTGCCCGACGCGCTGGCGCAGAAAGGCGGGCAGTATCTGGTGCCGCTCCGATTGCAGAGCGAGTAGCAGAGCAGGCGGTGAGAATAAGCCCACGCGTTGGAACTGCTGGCGGAACAACTGGCGCGGTAACTGCCGCAACGCTGAATGAGGAAATGAGATAATGGCACGATTCGGTGAGATCAACGCACAATACTTTGACGATGCTGGTGATCCGCTAGGCAGTGGAAAGCTGTACTTTTACGAGTCTGGCACCACGACTCCAAAGGTAACATACGCCGACATTAACTTTACGGTTCCGAACCCGCATCCTGTTGTGCTGACGGCTGCAGGTCGCCAGCCTAACATTTTCTTCAATGGAAATGCAAAGGCGATTCTGGCTGACAAGAATGACGTGCAGATCCTGAGTCGGGATCCTGTAGGCGAGACCGCGTCAAGCTTCGGTGATCCGTGGGTTGCTACTAGGATCTATTCTACCAATTCTGTTGTCATCGGTAGCGACGGCGTTTATTACCGATCCTTGGTATCTGCAAATCAAAATAACAATCCGACAAGCACCAGTGGGTACTGGACGCTCCTGTACTCAGTCGAGTGGAACTCAGGCATTACCTATTCTGCTGGAGACGTGGTTCTTTATGGATCAACTCAGTATCAGTCTCTGCAGTCTTCAAATCTAAACAACAACCCAGCATCTGCCACAACTTACTGGGCTCCACTAAACTTCATGTGGGTAGCCACAGCGACTTACTCTGAAGACCAGAACGTAGTCGGCACAGACGGTATTCTGTATACATCTCTCCAGAACTCTAACACTGGTAACGATCCTGCTACGTCACCTTCTTACTGGGTAGGCACTTCAGCAGCGGCAGCAGCCAGTGCTACGGCAGCGGCTAATTCAGCCACAGCAGCAGCAGCTAGTGAAACAGCGGCAGCAGCATCGGAAACCGCAGCGGCAGCGAGTGAGACGGCAGCAGCAGCATCCGAGACAGCAGCAGCGGCTAGTGAGAGTGCAGCAGCCACAAGCGAAACAAATGCAGCAGCAAGCGCCTCAGCAGCTTCTACGTCAGAAACAAACGCAGCGGCGAGTGAGACAGCGGCGGCAGCGAGTGCCAGTGCAGCTTCTACCTCTGAGACTAACGCAGCAGCGAGTGCTAGTGCGGCTTCTACTTCGGAAACCAACGCAGCAGCCTCAGAGACAGCAGCAGCGGCTTCAGAAACGGCGTCAGCGGCCTCACAGAGTGCAGCGGCTACATCAGAGACCAATGCGGCTAACAGCGCGTCAGCGGCCTCTACAAGCGCCTCAAATGCGTCTACCAGTGCCACAGCGGCAGCCTCTTCAGCTACAGCGGCAGCAGGATCGGCTACTTCAGCGGCCAGCTCTGCTACAGCAGCAGCCGGATCGGCCACGGCGGCAGCGGCCTCATTTGATGAGTTTGACGACATTTACCTTGGCGCAAAGTCTACGGCGCCAACTGTAGACAATGATGGCGATCCGCTAGTAGCGGGTGCTTTGTACTTCAATACTGTCTCTAACACGATGTTTGTCTACTCAGGCTCATCGTGGGCAGCCGCAGGTAGTGCAGTAAACGGCACAGCAGAGCGTCAAGAGTATGTCGCTACTTCAGGCCAGACTAACTTCTCAGCTACCTACGATGTGGGCTTTGTTGATGTCTACTTAAACGGCTCTAAGCTGATTCCTACCACAGACTTCACAGCTACCGATGGTGCTACGATTGTTTTAACCACAGGCGCAGTAACAGGCGATAACGTATCTATCATTGCCTACGGTGCGTTCAATGTAGCTGATGTGTACACACAGGCTCAGAGTGACGCTCGATACACACAGCAATCAAATAACCTGTCTGATCTTGATAGCGCAGCCACAGCTCGAACTAATCTTGGCCTTGGCTCGATTGCCACAGCGGCAACAAGTGACTACGCAGCTACCGCAAATAACTTATCTGACCTAGCAGATTCTGATGCAGCTCTAACTAACCTTGGCCTTACTGCCACAGCAACAGAGCTTAATTACGTTGATGGTGTTACGTCTAACATTCAAACACAGATAGACAACATTGATTCTTTGCCAAGTCAAACAGGTAATTCTGGTAAGTTTTTAACGACAGACGGATCGGCAGCTTCTTGGGATGCAGTAGATGTTTCTTCTGAAATAACAGGAACATTACCTGTAGCAAATGGCGGTACTGGCGCAACTACATTGACCGCGAATAGTGTTCTATTAGGTAATGGAACATCTGCCCCATTAACGGTAGCACCAAGTACGTCTGGTAATGTTTTAACTTCTAATGGAACAACTTGGCAGTCTGTAGCTCCTGCTGGTGGTGGGGCTTGGGAATTAATTTCTGCTACAAATTTAACAGGAGTTAGTACGGTTACTCTTACCTCTGGGGTTACTTCAAATACTTATTCTCAATACAAATTAGTATTTAGTGAAGTTGTGCCTCAGGGTACAAGTCCAATTATACGACTTCAACGGGGAGGCGCTACAAAAACTACAAACTATGACTATTTTTTTCTACAAAGCAACTATACTTTTGCGAATTTAACTTCTAGAACCTATTTAGGATGGGGGCCAAACCAACCTACTGGTGTTAGTAGTAGTTATGAGGTTAATGTTTGGGCAGAAAATAAACACTCATTTAATGATTATTATATTTACTACACTATAAGCGGAGGATATCAAATCATAACAGGTCGTCATTACGATTCAAATACTGATAGCTTAACAGGTTTTGAGATTGATCAATCCGGTGGTTGGAACTCTACAAACGGCGGCTATCTTTACCTTTATGGTCTTAAAAATTCTTAGGAGTAAAACATGACTCGTTTTCATTCAATAGATGGAATAAAAATCCCGTTTACTCCCGAAGAAGAAGCTGAATGGGACGCCAAAGAAGCAGAGTGGGCAGCAGGCGCTAATGACCGCGCTGCTGCTGAGATTCGCACAGAGCGAGATGCTAAACTAACAGAGTCAGACTGGACACAGGTAGCAGACGCGCCAGTAGATAAAGCAGCATGGGCGACATACCGCCAAGCATTGAGAGATATTCCAGAGCAAGCAGGATTTCCTAACGAAGTCACTTGGCCTACAGAACCAGAGGTATAACGATGAGCAAGTCACGAGACATAGCCGATAGCGCGGCAACGATTAACTACATTGACAATGTTACCTCTGACGTACAGTCTCAGCTTAACACGCTGACTACTGCGGTAGATAACATCTCTGTTACCAGTGGCACACTAACCAAGACCTTCACTACTGGCGAGTCATCTACCATAAACCTGACTAGCTCAGTGCTTGCGCCTGTTGTTTCTGTGACTAAAGAAGTCCCCCAAACAGGCGTAACGAATAATTCTTGGGACGTCAACTCAACTGCTGAAAACTACACCAGAGTAAATAGCGCTCCTGCGACTACGTTGGACTTTGTTGCGTTTGGTGTCTCTACTGCCACGTATTCTCAAAACTTTTCCGTATCTTCACAAGATACAACCCCACAAGATATAGCGTTCAATACAGACGGCACCAAGATGTTTATTGTTGGTTTCGCAGGGCAAGACGTAAATGAATATACTCTTAGCACAGGCTTTGACGTATCTACGGCTACATACTCTCAAAACTTTTCTGTATCAGCACAAGAAGCAACTCCACAAGGAATAGCCTTTAATACAGATGGAACGAAAATGTTTATTGTTGGATATAGTGGAGATGACGTCAACGAGTACACACTAGGAACAGGATTTGATGTTTCTACTGCTAGTTACTCACAAAACTTTTCTGTATCTGCACAAGACACCGGCCCAGTAGGAATAGCCTTTAACAATGATGGAACTAAAATGTTTATTGTTGGCAGTACTGGACAAGATGTCAACGAATACACACTAGGCACAGGTTTTGATGTTTCTACAGCTACTTTTGTTGACGCATTTTCTGTATCTTCACAAGACACAAGCCCAAAAGGAATAGCCTTTAATACCGATGGAACCAAAATGTTTATTCTTGGTAATGCTGGAGATAATGTTAACGAATACACATTAAGCACAGGATTTGATGTTTCAACAGCAACATACTCCCAAAACTTTTCCGTATCTGCACAAGACACAGGCCCAACAGGAATAGCCTTTAACACCGACGGTACTAAAATGTTTATTGTTGGAAGCACTGGGGATGACGTAAACGAATACGATCTTACACCAACATCTGTAACACTCGGCACAGGCTCATTCGCCTCAGCGGACGTAGGCAAGACAATCTACGCTAACTCTGGTGAGTTTGTCCTCACATCTACAGGTGGTGCCTTTGTAGAAACCACAGCCCCTTCTTCCTACGCCCAAGTAGCTTCAGGTGATTGGGAGATGTACGCCTTAGTGTATAACACCACTGATGGTGATTTGGAGTTGAGTGGCACTCTTGTCGGTGTGTTTGATGTTAGCACTGCAAGTTTTGTTGACGCTTTTTCCGTATCTGCACAAGAAACAGACCCATCTGGAATAGCATTTAACAACGACGGCACTAAAATGTTTATTCTTGGTTATACTGGTCAAGACGTAAATGAGTACACGCTTAGTACAGGATTTGACGTTTCAACAGCTTCTTATTCTCAAAATTTTTCTGTATCTGCACAAGAAACAAGTCCAACAGGAATAGCATTTAACACTGACGGAACCAAGATGTTTATAGTTGGTCTTGCTGGACAAAACGTCAATGAATACACGCTAGGAACAGGGTTTAACGTATCTACAGCTACTTTTGTAGATGCCTTTTCAGTATCTGCACAAGAAATATCTTTGCAAGGAATTGCATTTAATTCTGACGGCACTAAGATGTTTATTGTTGGAACCGCTGGAGATGACGTTAACGAGTACACACTAGGAACTGGGTTTGATGTATCCACAGCTACTTTTGTCGATTCGTTTTCTGTATCTTCACAAGAAACAAACCCAACAGACATAGCATTTAACGCTGATGGAACTAAAATGTTTATTGTTGGTCTTGATGGAGACGACGTAACCGAATACACATTAGGAACAGGGTTTGACGTTTCTACAGCTACTTACTCTCAAAACTTTTCCGTTTCCTCACAAGAAACACAGCCAAGAGGAATAGCCTTTAACACTTATGGCAATAAAATGTTTATTGTTGGTACTGTTGGAGATGACGTCAACGAATACAATGTTGGCTCAGTAGTAATTACTTCAGGCTACAACGCAGCCCACACAACAGCCTCAATAGACTCTACCTACTGGACTGACATTAACTCCATGACTGCTGATGAAAGCGCAGGTGATGGGAATGTCTATTACGCAGTCTCTACAGACGACAGAACAACGTGGACTGTTATTGATAACACAGACGGCGAGAGAGACATTGTCAGGAACAATGGTGGTACTTGGGAATACAACTCTAACTCAACCTACGGTTCGGAGACCTGGACAGCGGCAAGCACTAATACAGAACTGAGTGCTTTGCAGGAGGCTATGGAAGGTGCTGTTGATGTTACCGATCAGTTTGATATATCCACAGCCACATATTCTCAAAATTTTTCAGTAGGTTCAGAAGATTCATCTCCACAAGAAATAGCATTTAATACTGATGGAACAAAAATGTTTATTGTTGGCAGTGGCAATGACAAAGTATATGAATACACACTAGGAACAGGGTTTGACGTTTCAACAGCTACATACTCACAAAATTTTTCTCTTTCGGCACAAGAAATATCCCCAACAGGAATAGCCTTTAACACAGATGGAACTAAGATGTTTATTGTTGGCGATGATGGAGATGACGTCAACGAGTATACATTAGGTACAGGGTTTGATGTTTCTACT